CGCCTTGGATGAGATGCATGGTTCATATCTACAGAAGATATCTGAGTACGACCCTAACAACTTAATATCTAACCAATTGCTGGATGCAGGCACAGTTATTATCAATGACTTCTATGATGCCAATGAGAATAAGCTTTTTGATGTTTATGAAAAAGAAATGTCCTTTAATTTTATTATAGGAAACTATTCCATAATAGGATACATAGATAGAATAGATGTAATAGGGGACGACGTTCACATAGTTGATTACAAAACTGGCAAAAGAGAAGTAGCACAGAAAAATATAGCAGAGAATTTACAGCTAGGAATTTATGCTCTTGCTGCTTCAATTAAGTTTCCTCGGAAAAAGAATAACTGGATCACTACACTACTTGAGAAGTGGCAGACTAAAGTCTCACCAGTATTCTGAGCAAGACCTGGAAGATACCAAAGAAAGATTAATATCTAGAATAGATAAAATTATTCAAGATACTAATTTCATCCCTACAAAGAATGAAAGAGTTTGCTCATTCTGCGACCACGGTAGAAGTGGGGCATGTGGTATCGGGGCAGTAAGATTTAAGAAGTTTAATAGAGACATATAAAAAAATCCCCCTGGAAAATCCAGGGGGATTAATTATTTAATTAATGTTTTAAATCAGAAGTTTTCTGAAGGATATGAATCTGTAGAAGCTGCAAAATCGAAGTCATTCTCGACGACCATCTTTACTGCTTCCTTGTGTGTGAAACCAATCGTTGAGAGATCGTCAATAACGCCCTCATTGATGGTCTGGCTCATGCTGTTGATAATTGTGTTTAATGTGTTCATGACAGGAATCCTATCACCTTTCTGCCTTGGTGGCAACTTGTTTACTTTTATTTTGTTTTTTGTTCAAATATAAAGTATAATATATTTGATGTCTTTGACACAGAGAAGGATAGCAGTATGACAACAGAGAATGCAACCCCAGAGCAGTATTTTTTTTCCAGGCGAAAGAAAAAATCCAAGCCAGATTTTAAAAAGCTAAAGGCCAATGCTATAGACATATCTATCCTAGAGGAAGATGATACCAGGACCACAAAAGGAAATGCCTACAGGCATACAAAAAGTGGATATAGAAAAGACTTAGGCATGAACTTAAGGTCAAATTGGGAAGCAAATTTTGCAAGGATACTTAATGCCTACGAAATATTGTTTGAATTTGAACCAAAGGTTTTTACCTACCCAATCAAAAGGGGAACTAAAGGATATACGCCAGACTTTTATTTTCCTAAACTTGATGAATGGGTTGAGATAAAGGGATACTTAGACGACAAAAGCAAGATAAAGCTCAAGAGATTTAAAAGGTATTATCCAGATGAGTTTAATAAGCTTACCTTTATCATAAGTAAGTATTCTACAGCAGCTAAGATTTTTGCTGAAGAGTTAGATATTCCAGTCGTTCTGTATTACGAAGACATCAAAAATGTTTACATGGAAAAGATCGCAAACTGGGAAGGAAACTAGTATGGGGAGTTATAGGGAGCAGTATTACACTCTTAAAGAAGAGGAAATGCAGGCCTTAATTAAAAGGTCAAAAGAAGGAGACGAAAAAGCGTCTATAGAGTTGTTGAATGTATTTAGCAACTTCCTTACAAAGTATGTAACAATGTTATATGTTGGAAAGTACAGCATCAATGACTATGACATCAGAAGGTTTATATCTTTATTCATTAAAGATGCCTACGTTAGGTTTGCCTTAATGAAGAACAAGCTTAATTCCGATCAGTCAAAAGTTGTCTTTGAGGCAATGAATCGGAATCAATTACATGACAAAAAGATACTGCACAGAAGAAGAAGTAAAGCATACTGTTGAGGTCACCTTCTTTCAGTGCATCAAGAGATATGAGAAAAAAGATTCTGAAAAAGGTCCCATTCCATTTAGTGCATTCTTATATAGCTACTTCTTTTACTTGCTTAAAAAGAATGTCGATACTTTTTTAATTGATCAGCTTGGCAGGAAATCTTTTCCGCTTATGCAACGGAAGTTCTTCTGATGATCAAGGCAGAGACTCAGAGGGTATCGCCATAGATGTAGACACTATAGAGCATGCCTTCACAGATCTTTTCTTTTCAGAAGAGATAGATGAGTTTTGGGTACTAGGAGAAACTGCTACTACCCCCTTTGATGAGTTAACTGTTCAAGAAAGACAGTTAATCAAGTGGAGATTTATTGACAAGAAAAGGTCATCTGAGATAGCATTGAAGATTACCGAACATCCGAACACGGTAAGAGAACATATTACTAAGATCAAAACAAAACTCAAAGAAATAGTCATCAAGAACAACAGTATTGATGGTATAATTATACCAATAAAGTTTGATAAGGATTAATTGTGAACCCAGAGTCTGTTAAAGTTTTATTAGATAATCTGTCTAAATTTCTTGGACCACAACTCCAAGAAGTTATAGCTGCAATAGCTGATAATGATGAAATAGAAAAATACTACATTGATATACCCGATGCTAATTATATAGATCTTACAATATATGATCTTGCATCCTTGGTAGCTAGGTCTTCTAACGTATATGGCCGTGCAGCTAGATTCGCCGGCATTGCAAGAGCACAATATAAGATACTAGAAGGTCAGTACAAGAAGGTCTACAAGGTCAATAGGATAGGCAAGAACGAGGCTGAGAGAGAAGCTAACGCCCTTAACGCTGCAGACAGCCAGCACTCAGCCCTGACCGCTGTAGAAGCCATAGTACAGCTAGCTGAGTCCATGGAGTCGGCAGCTAGAATATCCTCAGAGTCTGCAAGAAAACTAATGGATAAGGTTCAGTCAATGCAGGTGGCTTCTTCGAGAGAAGAAAAAGGATCTTTTTCTGAGAACGATTTTAGGACTTTTTAAACATGTACATAGGACATTATAAATCAGTAAACGCCAGTAAAGAGTTCTACTCTTCTGTTAGAGATCAATTAGATTTTCCAACTCAAGCAGTATTAGATGGGGAAAGATACTTGCTACTTGCAACTCACTTTGCTGCAACTAAATCTCAAAAAGATAATATCAATAGCCGAGCTAGTCAGTTGGGAATTAAGACTGACGTAAAAGTTGACTGACTAAATGAATATAGAAGTTTTTTGCGATGGAGCGTCTAGGGGACAGGGTCAAAAAAAGATCGGAGAAGCTTCATGTGCAGCGGTAGTATATAAGAATAGAAAAAAGGTTGCTCAGTTTGCTAGAGGTCTAGGGCCGAGAAGCAATAATGAAGCAGAGTATGAGGCAGTAATAGCTGCGTTATTGATATGTTCAATGTCAGACTTTTTAGATCCTATTATATATACAGATTCAGCTGTTGTTGCAAATCATATAAACGGAAAATGGGTTTGCAGAAACTCATCTTTGATACCTCTTCTTATGACTATCGAAGACATAAGGCAGGAGTATCCTTTTAGGGTTTTACAAGTTGACAGATCCTTTGTTTGGGAGGCAGACTTCTTGGCAAACGAATTTTTAGATCAATTAAAGCAACGAAAACAAATAATCAACAAAAAATAGTGGTATAATATCTCTCATGCAAAAAAACATTAAATCAAACTCACCAATTATTCTAGGACTAGCTGGAAAAGCTGGCAGTGGCAAGACATCTGTAGCAGAAAAGATAGTCCCTAAAGGATCTTTCTCTACTTCTTCCTATGGAATGATTTGGGATCACATCTTCTATGCTCTGCCTCTTTATGAGCTTTCTTCCATTAGAAGAACTATCTCTGGAGCAAATGAAAACTCCAGACAACTGTATGCAATACACTCAGTATTGTATGATATATATGGATCTTCAGCTATAGGTTCAATACCTAGCTACGAAGACTTTATAGATAGAGTAAAGCAGATAAAAAATCTTTCGATAGAACCAGAAGGATACAAGCCAAGAGCATTCCTTCAGAATGCAGGCGATATATGCAGAGAAGGATTTGAAGATTGCTTTGCAAAATGGGGTATAGCAAAGTCAAATAAGATATACAATAACTACATTAGGTCAGTTGATGAAGACACAGTAGATTTTGCAGCTGCGTTTACAGTTATAATATCTGACGTAAGATTTGAGAATGAAGCTAGAGCAATCCTTGAACAGCCTAACGGAATGGTCGTATGTTTTGATGCTGAGCAATCAGTTCTTGATCAAAGAATTCTCGCTAGAGATGGTAGACTTATGACTGATGAACACATGAATCATAAGTCAGAACAACAAATCTCCATAGTAAAAGAGATGGCAACAGCCGTAATAGATACAACAAATATGAATATAGAACAACAGACAAGAGCAACGCTCGAAGCAATCGGGATACTGGAGGTTCAAAGTGCCTAAGATAAGTAAGAACGCATTAGAACAATCAATAGACTCCCCATTAGACCAGGTGGTAAATTTAATGACCCAAGAAATAACAGTTTCTACTAACCCAGTTTTTATCTGTGGTGTAAATAGAAAAATTAACATAGGCAATTTTGAAAATATAGATGTGTATGCAGGGATTACAATTCCCCTTACAGATATAGACCCTTCAGACAGAGAAGCTCTATCGGAAGCCGTCAAGCAGGCAGCTGCAGACGGTTTTGGGATAGTTTCTAGAGAAACTGGTGAGAGATACTCGATCATCAAGGAATCTCAACAGGGCAAATAAGGTTTAGTTATATACTATAGAGCTTGCAATTTTAGCTTTTGTAGTGTAAAATTAAAATCCAGCTTTAAAACAGCTGAAAATCTGGAGACTAGGCCTAAAGGTTACCAGGTTTTGAATTAATTCAATCAACAAGAAACAAGGAAAACAATGATTAAGAAACTAGCTAGTATTTTTAAAAAAAGAGCATTAAAATTTAAGGGAGATAACGCTATTGTAAACAGTGTTATTGATCAAGTAGTTGCCGATGTAGAAGAAGTTGCAGAAAAGGTTGAGGAATCTGTCAAGGTAGTAGTTGACGTAGCTACTAAGGAAGCAGCAGAGGTTGTTAAAACCGTAGAGAAAAAGGTTCCAAAAACTCCAGCCAAAAAGCCTACAGGCACTTCAACTGCAAGCAAGCCAAAGCCAAAAGGTAGACCTAAGAAGTCATCCTGATTCATTAAACGGGGTAACTCTTTCCATTAATGGGGGAGTTATCCCGTTTTTTGTATTACTATAGAATCCATGTCTACAGCACAGTATCGCAGGATTATAAAAGGTTCTTGGTCAAATAAAAATGAGCAAAGACATTTAGATCAGCAGTATCAAGTTGAGGCAAATATTCAACAAGAAGCTAATAGCATAGACACACCTCAAGAAGAACAATAAAACCTATGGCTATAAAGCAATTCATTGGAATCTCTCGTTTTACATACTTAACAAAACCTAAGATGGGAACGAGTAGAGTAATGAATGGCGTAGTAATGCCTTTACCAAAAGTAAAAAAAACAGATATAAAAAAATCTAAAGGATCTAAATCAAATGGCAAAAAAGCAAGTAGCTCCAGCAAAAAGCGCTCCAAGTAAAAAAGGTTCTTCAGGACCATCGTCTGACTTTATGTATGACATGGTTCCTACAAAGTCCGAAAAACCATCTCGCAAGAAGAAGTAGTGCAGTGGCAGCCAAGAAAGATTCTCGCTTAACTAAAGCTGGTGTATCAGGCTTTAATCAACCTAAGCGTACTCCTAGCCACCCAAAGAAGTCTCACGTAGTTGTCGCTAAGGTTGGAGATAAGGTCAAGACGATTAGATTTGGTCAACAGGGTGTGTCTGGATCTCCTAAGAAGCAGGGTGAGTCAAAGTCATACGCAGCTAGAAGGAAATCTTTTCAAGCTCGACACGCCTCCAATATAGCTAAGGGCAAAATGTCTGCAGCCTATTGGGCCAATAAGGTCAAGTGGTAGTCTGATGGAAGCAATTTTTGTAGCACTTATAGCAGCTGTTGGTGGAATTCTAGCAGCGCTTGTGCAAATGGGTCGCAAGGAAAACAAGAGTGACCACAACGTAGTCGCTAATTTGCTTGTGAATGTAAAGGATGATATTATTCATTTACATAAAAAGCTAGATCACTTAGACGATCAAGTTGATAAGGTCGACGATAAGGTCGATGCACATCTGACTTCTCATCAAGGAAGATAAAATGGCTGCAAAAAAAACTTCAGATAAAAACTGGATAGCTGGAGCGATTAAAAGACCCGGTGCCTTTACAAGAAAAGCTAAAAAAGCTGGCAAGTCTGTATCAGCTATGGCAACTGCGGTTACTAAGAATCCAGATAAGTATAGCAAGTTAACTGTACAGCAGGCTAACCTTGCAAAGACATTAAAAAAGATCAACAAAAAAGGAAAATAAAATGGCTGCAAAGAAAGCAAAATCGTCCGTCTATAACAATGCTAATAAAGTTCTAGACGACACTATGGATGGCTCAAAGAGCGTTCCAAAAGCAAAAAAATATAAGGCTAATGCAACAACTGCTAAAACCTTTAACTCCAAAATTAAAACAACCAAGAAAAAGTAGGAAAATATTATGGCAATGTACGGCAAAATGGAAAAAAAGACACCAGCTAAAAAAGGTGCAGCCAAAAAAGCTGCAGGTATGACAGCTTCACAGAAGAAGTTGCCACCATTTATTCAGAAGGCAATTGCTGCCAAGAAGGCTGCAAAGAAGAAGTAATGGCTAAGGTTAATAAGCCAACAAAGCCAGCTCTATGGTCTACGGCTAAGTCTCAAGCTAAAGCTAAGTTTGACGTGTACCCTTCTGCTTATGCTAATGCATGGGCTGCAAAGAAGTATAAGTCGATGGGTGGAACTTGGAAGACTGTTTCTGCTAAGAAAGCTGCAAAGAAGAAGTAGTATGCCTGGTCCTAAAGGTGTTGGATTAACTAAATGGTTTGACCAGAAATGGGTCAATATTGGTGCTCCCAAAAAGAAGGGTAAGTATCAGCCATGTGGTACGTCTGGGTCTGGTGGATCAGGCTATGCTAAATGCGTGCCAGCTGCTAAAGCAGCAGCTATGTCTCCTGCTCAGAAAAAGAGTGCAGTGAACAGAAAAAGAAGATCTGGAACTCCAGAAAAAGGTGTGAAGGGTCAGTCCCCTAAGAATGTATCAACCTTTTCTAAGGGATCTAAAAAGAAAAAGTAACATAATGGATCAAGAACAATCATTCAGCGGTTTTATGCCAATGATTAGTCAGATTAATCTAACTAGAGAATCGTCTATGCTTAGCACCGATGGAGATTTGACGAACGCTCACACATTTAGCATCAGCACTAGAGATGGGCATCAGCACGTCTTTAGCATAACTAATAATGATCTTATGAGATTGTTCTTTTTAATTAATAAAGTCGTAAGCGAACCATGAACGCCATGCAGGGTACATTTTTTTTCTTAGTATTTTTGATGTATTTATCCTTTATTTGGAAGAAATAATCTGATATAATATATCCATGAGTGAACAAACATGGACATGGTTTTTATTTATCATGGAACTAATAGGTATTTCTGGCAGCTACATGGTTGGAAACAAGAAATGGCAAGGGCACTTAGTAGTTGCCCTGCATTCTTTCCCCTGGTTTATTTACGCAATCATATTCAATAAACCTGGTTTTATTGCTATGTGGATGCTATGGCAATGGGTCCACTGGAGAAATATGTGGAAGTGGAAAAAAGAAAATGTTAAATAGAAAAATTTATTGCTTCTGGGTTGGACATAACAACCAAGAAATGAATGAAAATAGAAAAGCTGGATTAGCTAGCTTGTTTGTTAATTCAAAAGTAGAAGTAGTTTTGGTTGACAATGATAACCTTCATTCATATATTGTCGATGGTCACCCACTTCACGAAGGCTTTCAGTATCTTTCAGACGTACACAAGGCAGACTACCTGAGAACATATTTTATGCACCATCATGGTGGAGGCTACTCTGATATCAAGCCTTGCAATTGGGACTGGAACCCATACTTCGATGCCTTAGAAAATAGTTTGGCTTATGGAATTGGAGCACCTGAAGATGAAGGTGAACTTAGCGTAACTCCAAGACAAAGACCATGGCTTGGTCAACATTGGGATAAACTAATGACTAATGATCTTTATATATTTAAGCCGTACACAGTTTTCACAGCTAAGTGGTATACAAAGTTGCTTTCTATTATGGACGAAAAGCTAGAACAGTTGAAGCAAAATCCTGCTAAAATATCAAGAGAAGCTGCAGACACATACGTAACTGGATACCCAATTCAATGGGGTGAGATTCTACTAGAAATATTCCATCCACTATGTTATGATTATACTGATAGATTAATTAAGACTATGCCGTATCCAATTACGGTTAACTATAGATAAGAGAAAAATGAGACTAGAAACAATCCCTCAAAGTGATGGCATTAAAGTTGTTATTGGAACTAGAACATACCTAGGTCCTGACTGGATTCATGTAGATATAGATCCATTTCCGCTTCATGCAACAGATAATACTTGGCACGAGGTTGACATAGTCTCCGATGCAAGAGCTATCCCTCTGCCTGATGACTATGCAGATGTTGTTTTTAGCTCAGAGTGTCTAGAGCATTTTCCTTGGAAAGAGTATCAAAAAGCAGTTAAAGAATGGTGCAGAATACTTAAGCCTGGTGGAATGATTAGAATAGAAGTTCCAGACTTCCTCGGTGCATGTAGACAGGTATTATCAATGGACTCCCTAGAGGGGGACAGAGCTATGCAACAGATCTTTTTTGCTGAGCAATTGAACCAACACGACTTTCATTTTGTTGGACTAACAAGTAGAATGTTAGTAGACGATTTTACTAATCTTGGCTTAGAAGTCCTAGATGTAAAATCTGGAGATGAATGGGGATGGCTTAAGGTTGATGCTTCAAAGCCGTTAATACATGAAGACTATCTACTAAAAGTGGATGCAGTAAAGCCGATTAATGATTGATGATTGGCATGGCAATACTGTAATCTGTACCGCTGTAACTGGCGGTTATGACTATGCAACAACTCAAGTTGTAATACCTGGTGTAGATTATATATATTTTACAGACGGTCAGTCGGCATTTAATATCTCCAACCCATGGAATGTTCAATTCCTTCCAGAAATAGACGCTCATTTAGATAATAGAAGAAGATCAAAAAGACCAAAGTTAAATCCGCATTCAATAGAAATATTAAATAATTACAAATACTTAATATGGATTGATGGAGAAATTTCTATAACTAATCATAATTTTGTTTCTGAAATTTTATCTTATATGAAGAATGGATTTGTAGCATCTCCACACCCAGATGCCTTGGGAAATCCTGGAAGATATTGTGCTTATGGGGAAGCAACTATTAGACCACCAAAGTATGCAAACGAACCGCTAGATGCACAGTGTGACTTCTATAGGTCTGAAGGATTCCCAGAAAACTATGGACTGTACGCTTGCGGAGTTTCTGCTAGAGACATGACTAATCCAAAGGTCAAAGAATTCGGAGAGTTGTGGCATCGCCAGAATCTAGAATGGTCGTATCAAGATCAGGTAAGCTTCCCATATTGTCTATGGAAGACTGGCCTTGAGATAGACGTACTACCGAATAGCCTTTATAGTATGGGTTGGCTTTCATTAAATATACACACAAGAGAAGAGTAAGAATGGAAAAGTTAAGATTTAACCTTGGAGGAATCGGAAAAGATGGAGAATATAAGACTGTCAATTTAGCAGAAGTATGTGACATCGACGCTAACATAATGGACCTTGATTCATTCTGTAAAGACGGAACAGTAGATGAGTTTTATCTATCCCATACTCTTGAACATATCTCTGTTTTAGACTACAAAAAGTTTCTTCTTCATATGAAGCAAAAACTAAAAGATGGCGGAACGATTAAGATTATTCAAACAGACATAGGTCGACTAATAAAGATGTGGACAGATGGAAAGATAAGCTTTAGAACTATGCGAGCCCCAATATTTACTCCAGCTACAAGATGTGACTCAAACATACTTCAACAACATCAGAGCATGTGGTCTCAAGAAGAACTAATCAAGGACTTTGATGCTATCGGTATGAAGGCTGAGGGATTTGACGCAGGATACTGGCAGTACGATGTAGAGGACGACATCATACCAGAAGATACTAAGGAAGATTTTGGTAAGGAAATACCCAATCTTGGCGTAATTGCTACCAAGTAGTTTACTATAATCATATACTCAAATTTAAAAGGAGAAATATAGTGGCAAGAAAATACACAGGAAACTCAGACGGTGACGGCAAGGGCGCAAAGCCTGGCACTCAAAAACTAATTGAACTATGCGGAAAGCGTTGGAAGTTCTCCAACCTTGGAGCGTATTCCAATCGCTTGATGCGTAACTCTAATACCGCTGGTAAAAAGCTAGGCGACCCTGGTATGGAAAAGTGGCTATCAGTTCATGCAACAGGTCGTGCATGTGACGTTGGATACACAGATCGTAAAGCTGCAGTTGAAGCTTGGGATTGGTTTCTCAAGTATTCAAAAGAACTTGGGATTGAAGAGATCCATGACTATGCTTTTGATGCTGACAAGGCAGACAAAAATGTTGGCTACGGTCGTGGCTACCGCTGTTCTCGTGGTGAAGGTTTAAAGGGCGTAAAGAATTACGATGCTAAAGACAACGCAGGTTCATTTGGTGGCAAATGGCTTCACTTTGAATTATCTCCGGAAATGGCTAATGACGCCGCAAAGTTTGAAGCTGCATGGAGAGCATTGCCAAAGCCAGGCGCATGATAAGACACGCAATAGTCATATTAATATTCTTATCAATGTTTGCAATGCCTGCGGCTTTGATAGCAATAATTTTAGACACAATAAAAGAATCAGAACCTGACTTTGACATTGATTAGTATGATATACTAATCTTCTTGCAACGGAGGCCGGTGCAGAACCCCAGTAGATTAATTTCTTCTGGGGTTCTTCCCTTTTTGGCGGCCGCAAAAAAGTTAATCAGCCCTTACTATTAGTATTGAACATCGGAGGGCTGACTGATGAGACTAAAACCACGTCGTGGATCATGGATCCTTGTATTATTATTTATTATTGCTTGGGTTTTTCCAATGACAGCAATTGCTAATGGCAGTTCTGTATCTATACCAAATGCTGGATTTGAAGACGGCACGCTTACTGGCTGGTCTAGAGGATCGCAAACTGGAACACTTGGCACTTCAATTAACGGTGGCGGAACTGGTGTAACAATATTCAATGGCTCTAGAACATTTACTCATGGCGCAAATGGAGCAATGGGGAGCCCAACAATTACCAGGGTAATCCCAAACACCTCTCCTGCACAATACGAAACAATCGACAATCCTTACTATGCTTCAGCAGTTGCTGCAGGCAGCTGGACTTTTTCTCCAAAGGGCGGAACGTATGCTGTTGCCCTGCAGCCAAAAGGTGAGCAAACGTTTACTCAAGCTACTGCAGCACTTGGTCTTTCTGCAACTCAAACATCTCAGATAACAACAATGCTGTCGTCACAAGCACAGGCATCTGGTTTTGGCGGTGGCAATCCAACTGATGCAGCATGGATTACTCGTGAAGTTCAATTAACTGCTGGTATTACATACACAATGTCTTGGAACTATATGGCAACTGACTACGTTCCATTTAATGATGGATCTATTACGTCTCTTGTTCCTGTCACCGTTGCGTCGACTCCAGCAATCACAGTTAATAACTTTAATCAGTCGTACGCACTGTTAGGATTTTCTAACCCTGGCACAGGTGACTACTCGACAAACTCCTACGGTGCTACTGGTTGGCAAGTATCAACATATAAAGTATCTGTTACTGGAACTTATAAATTAGGCTTTACATCGTTCAACTTGGATGACCAAGGATTGCCACCGGTGCTGATGGTTGATGACCAAATAGGAACAACACTGTCTTGCAATCAATCTGGTGGTTCATGTGCGGTCTTTGGTGGAGTTGAGCCAAACAATGAAACGGCTCCAACAGCTCCACCGACCACGACAACAACGTCTACCTCGACAACGACCACAACTGTTGCTCCATACTTGAATTCAGTTACGGACCTGACTGCAACTTCAAACGCAGACGGAAGTGTGGACCTCGACTGGGACGCACCAACATCAAGCAATGTTGATATCTACGGGTATGCTGTGACCTTCTATGACTTAGATGAAATTGGTGGAACACAGTCGGGTGGTTGGGGAGTTTCAACGAACCAAGGAACCAACTACTCCTTAAGTACGGAAATGTTTTCTGGTAGCAATCCTGTCACGACAGGTTACGGACCTGTTCGCTTTGGTATTAAGGCGGGAAATCAAAGTTGTTT